AACAAAAGAAATAATAGATTCGTTAAAATCAACGGAGAAATCGGGACTGTAGCGAATATGGCAAGAAAATATAATGTAGGATATTGGAATTTAATAAGATACTCGAAAGGTGGAAAAAACGCAAAATATCCTGATCTTAAAATTGAGGTAGTGAGTAATGAAGAATTACAAGAATATCGCACGAATCAAATCAATAGACAAAAGCAATAAAAAAAGATTATTAAAAGTAAATCCAAACCTAGATGATGAAAATGGCATATATATATTATGGCGAACAGAAATTCACGGATACATCGGGCAAACGAAGCAAGGAATATTGACAAGGCTTTCCCAACATATGTCTGGGTATAAGCAGCATATTGATCTTTCACTTAAAAAGCATGGACTATATTCAGCAGACAATAAGGGAGGGTATAAAATTGATTTCATTCATTGCCCGATATCTGAATTGGACAACAAAGAAAAAGAGTATATCCGAAAGGCTATTGATTCTGGTTGGATTGTCAAGAACAAAACTGGAGGTGGACAAAACGAAGGAAAAGAAAAAATTGCTGAGTATAAACCGCCAAAGACATATATGCAAGGTGTACAGCAGGGCAAGAAATCCCTCGCCAGAGAACTGTCGCACATCATAGATACACACTTGCAAGTTTCACTAAAACCGGAGAAACAGGGTAACAAAGTATCAATCCGGGCTTTTGAAAAGTTTCAGAACTTGATTGACGAGAAAACGTACGAAAAGGAATCGTAAAAATGGATAATTTTAGACATCGAAAACATATGGAATGGAAGCAGAACCGCCGGGATATTTATTATTTTATTTTGAAATACTCAAAATCGCATAAAGGCACACCGCCGACAAGAATTATATCTGATGAGCTGGAAATTAGCATGACAGCCGTTCAGAGGCATCTGAGGCAGTTTGAGGACGATGGACTGATTGTATTTCACGGAACTGGTTCGCATAGGACATACGAACTGATAGGAGCAAATAAACATGAAACTGTATGATGTATATGACAGAATGAAGTATATTGGAGAAATGACCATTGATCAGATTTCAGAGCTGACGGGAAAAACAAGGAGCCAGGTATCAAGAGCGGTTTATTCAGCCTGCCTGCTCGATGAAAGATATGCGATTGTGTACGATGGGCGGGACACAATCTGCAAATCAAATAAAAACGATATGAGGATGCTGATGGAGTTTGATTCTCTGGCAGGCAAAATAAGGAGGGCTGTTGGATGGGAAAGTTAAAGATTAAAAAGCCCAAAATCCAAAAGAACTCAATCCCTGCGCCACTTAATATAACCAATTTTACAATGGAACAGATATCCAGACAGACCGGCGTAAGAATTGAATCTCTTAAAGCATATTTGAACGCCAGAGAACAGGAGATCAAAGAGCAGCTTATCAAAGAATCACAGGAAAAGCTGTGGAAAGCAGAAGATTATATTGCTGTGGCAAATATTTTAATTTCTGTTATTGCAATCAAGAAAGCATGGGGATTCAAGAAAGCAAACCAGAATTTCATTGATAAGATTACTGAAGCCGAAAGATATGTTGAGGAAATCGGCGTTGAGGCAGCATATAAGGAAATTAAGGAAGAAATGGGTTTGCAGATTGAATTTGATTCTTTTGATATTAACAAGGAATTTGGGCTTGGAGAAAGCGAGGTGATGCCAGATGCAGAAACAGTTAATAATTGATTGTTTCGCAGGCTGAGGCGGAAAACCAGAAAGAAAGAGAGATAACAACAGGAGGAACAAAGAATGAAGTTTCTGGACTTTTTCGCCGGAATAGGCGGATTTAGAAAAGGGATGGAAGCAGCGGGGCATGATTGTGTCGGATTTTGTGAATTTGATAAATGGGCGGTAGCAAGTTACACGTCCATGCACCTGATAACAGAAGAACAACGACAATATTTGTCAACGCTGACACTGAAACAAAGACAAAAGGAGATATTAAAAGATGAATACAGAAACGGTGAGTGGTATGCAAATGACATTAGAAGAGTGTATGCCGAAGATATTCCAAAAGCAGACTGCTGGTGCTTCGGATTCCCTTGTCAGGACATATCCGTTGCAGGAAAGCAAGCCGGATTTCAAGGAAACCGTTCAAGTCTGTTTTTCAGAGTTATGTACCTTATCGGAGAGCTCAAAGAAGAAGATAAACCCACTTACCTTTTCATTGAGAACGTTAAAAATCTGCTTAGTGTTAATGGAGGATGGGATTTCGCCAGATTGCTCATTGAAATGGAGCAGTGGGGGTATGATGCAGAATGGCAGGTGCTCAACTCCAAAGATTTCGGAGTGCCACAAAACAGGGAAAGATGCTTTATTGTCGGACATCTTAGAGGGAGAAGTACCTCAAAAGTATTTCCTATCGAAGGAACAGACGGAAAAAATAGTGTTCAAATAATCGCACATAAAAATGGATATAGAAGAAATACGGAAGTGCTTGGGTCTGATGGAACTACCGAGGCTCTTGATACTGGACAAGGTGGTGGAAGAGGACATCATGTAGCGTTGCCATGTTTCATAGATTTATGCTACCAGGGATCACAAATGACGGACACTGCAAGATGCTTAAAAGCAAGATACTACAAAGGCGTAGCGAACCACGCCGGACAGGATAGTGGAATTGCAATAAAAGTCATAGGAGAAGTTAATTCGTCACAAGACGGAAAAGTGCTTGGGATTGACGGAATAGCAAAATGCCATTCGGCAGGACACAACAACAATCCGAAGATTGCAATTCCTGTTCTTACACCGGATCGCGCAGAAAAACGTCAGAATGGACGGAGATTCAAAGAAGATGGCGAACCAATGTTTACGCTTACAAGTCAAGACAGAAATGGCGTAGCGATTGAACCTACTGGATTTAATTGTATGCCAGATGGAACATGTAGAACCTTGAAAAATCAATACCAGAAAAACAGCGGAGCGAATTTCACTTGCCAAACAGACAGAGGCGCCACGGCTGTTGCTGTTAAGCTCAAAAACATTATAACAAGTACGATGAGGAAAGTGGTTCCTAGAAATAGAGTTCCGATACTTAGAGGGCAATCACAGAAAAACAATTTAGATATTTGCGTAAAGGTAGCAGAAGCAACTAAGCAAGGATATTCAGAGTGCAGAGTCGGTATTGACACAGTGAATTTATCAGTTCCAGGAAGTAAAACCAGACGCGGAAGAGTCGGAAAAGAAGTTGCCAATACGCTAGATACAAGCTGCAATCAAGGAATATTTGTGAAAGTTTCCGATGAGTTAATTGTATATGCAGTCTGGTATGAAAAATATCAGTGCTACATAGCAATTCGGAAGCTGACACCGAAAGAATGTTTCAGGCTTCAAGGTTGGTCAGATGATTATTTTGAAAAAGCACAGTTCGTAAATTCTGACAGCCAGTTATACAAACAGGCAGGAAACGGAGTAACAGTGACAGTTATAGAAGCCATGGCAAGAAAAATGAACGTAAATCTAAATTGATAGTGCGTCAGCTACTTACATGGGGAAAGTGAGGATGGAATGAGAAGCTACATAATAAATTTTCCAAGAGGACTGGAAGTAGATATTTTCAACCTGCCAGAGGACTTCAAAGAACAGGTTGAGCAGGCATTCAAAGAGTATACATCTGGAACGGCAAAAGCGTATATGTACGTTGACAAGTTAGGATTTATTGACCGTTGCGTAGAATGTCTGAACGGGGATGAGGATTCAGACGATGTTGTAAATTCATTGGTTGAAGAAACAATGATTGCCGAATGGAGAAACAATGGCGAAATCATCAAGGAAGATGATATATACAACATTGATTTTATGGAAGATTGCTACAGAAAAGGCAAGGAAGACGCAAGGCTGAACTCTCATTTTGGAACTGACGATCATCACATTTACGATCAGATTCAGAAAGTTCTGGTGCAGGTAATTACAATTGTGATGAATTATGAGGATAAGGAGGACGCGAAATGTTAATCAGAAGTCAGGATAAAAGAATGATTGTAAATTTCGACAATATTTGCACAGTATCAGCCTTTCCTGAAAAGGATAGTGAGGATATCTATGTCGAAGATGGCACAGGCTCACTCATGGCCGGAAAATATTCTACCAAAGCAAAAGCCATGAAAGTACTGGATATGATTCAGGAAGCCTATGAAGAATATAAAATTACCTGCACTTTTTTGACAGGATTTACAGGACATCGAGCAATTGTAGAATCAAACGATATTCAAGTCAATGGTTTCAAAGAACTTGTAAAAAGTTTTAAAAAGAATATGGTCTTTCAGATGCCAGAGGATAGCGAGGTGGAAGTATGAGCGACGAAATGACATTTGCACAGAACGAAGACGGCACATTTAGTGCATACGATGATACCTATGACATTACAATACATTGTGAGGCAGAAGAGGAGCAGAAGAAAGTTATTGAGCGTTTAAGAGCCACCAACTGGGTTCCGGTTAGTGAGAGACTGCCGGATGTAAGCGGAACATATCAAGTAACTTGCATGGACGGAAGAATACATCGTTCAACCTACGCAAAATTTCAAAGCAAATTGAAACGATGGGAATTAACTGGTGCTAGGTCGTATTGGAAGGTCATAGCCTGGATGCCACTTCCAGAGCCATATAAGGAGGATAAATGGGAAGATGTAAATTAGTGTGTCCAGACGGTGAAATAGAGTGCTGTATCTGCTGTGAGAAACAAGGCGGTTGCGATAGCCGGTGCGACATGATGGATAGCTACGAATACGCAGAAGATTGCGAAGATTATGTTGAGGAGGATGAGCCATGATTACATTCTTATTAGGATTCACCCTTGGAACCATATTCGGAGTGGTTGGTCTTGCATGTGCAGCGATCATGTACGACAAGCACCACCCAGACGATTAGAAAGGAGAACAGTATGCTGACAAGGAACAAAAAACTGAAAGACTACGGTATTCCGGCAGAGGACATTGAAAAACTGAATACGATGCTGAAAGACTTCCCGGCAGAGTACGGATACCTGCTTTCCGGTGCTGCATTGTCAGCTTGCCCGAAAAACACGGTGATAGCGGATATGGTTATTGAGAATATCTTGCACCGGAAAAGTTACAGGAAAATCAGCAAAGAAAGATATATCCCGATGAATCCGAAGGACTTCTACGGATACAGACGCAAGACCGTTGCTATACTGTATGAGAGAATGCGGTTGTTGGGAGTGTGGGAGGATGAATAAATGAAATTAATTGATTTGATAGCAGCAATTGGCGGCGATCCCGAAAGCGACAATAAAATTCAGATATGCCATCCGGGTAGAAGCTGGGAAGATTACGATACATTCAATACCGGTTCAAAGCTGTTGAAACCATTTTATAACTTGAAAGTAAGCTGCCTTTCAGCGATAGAAACGGATGTGATTAGAGTTGACTTGGATTTCAATGAGAAAGAGGGTGAAGTAGATGAGCAGACTGATTGATGCAGACGATTTAATTGAATATATTAAAATCTGGGAAATTGGAAATAGTATTAGTTCCGACCAAAAAGAGCTTATTGATTGTGTTAACAAACAGTACACAGCTTTTGACATAGACAAGGTTGTGGAATCACTTATGAACAGATTTCGTGTTGTTTCAAATGATGAAGACCTAGAATGGAACAGAGCTATAGATTATGCAATCAAGATCGTGAAAGGTGGTGGAGTAAATGGCAATTAAGCCTATTTTATTTAATACCGAGATGGTGAGAGCAATTCTGGATGGACGCAAGACCTGTACCAGAAGGATTGTTAAAGATGGCATTCCGGATGATGCGATGTGGGGATATACAGCATTTACTCCTAAAGGATATATATCTTGCAGAGGGGTGTATGCCGATGGATACGGCGAAGGATTTTTCAAATTGCCGTATCAGCCGGGTGATATCCTGTATGTCCGGGAAACATGGGAGCACATTGAATGCCATTGCTGCGAAGGAGACGAACACGGAAATTGTTTCCAGGAACCACAAAAGAGTGTTTTATGCAAAAGTTATGGTTGCTATGTATATCGTGCAACAAATGAAATATCAGGAGATGCAAGGTGGCACCCGTCAATCCACATGCCGAAAGAAGCCGCACGTATCTGGTTAAAGGTTACGGATGTGAGGGTGGAGCGGTTGCAGAATATCACGGAAACACAGGCGCAAGCTGAAGGATGCGATAGTGGATTGCTTACGGGAGCGTGTACTGCAAGAGGACAATTTGAATATCTATGGAACAGCACTATTAAAAAATCAGACCTTGACCGCTACGGATGGAATGCTTCGCCGTGGGTTTGGGTTATCGAGTTTGAGAGGTGCGAGAAGCCGAAAGAGGTGTGATATGAGAGAAATTCTTTTCAAGGCAAAGCGGATTGATAATGACGAATGGGTTGAGGGATGTTATGTGACATCTGATGGTAAATCTTTTATTTATATGGATATAGTAGAACATTATTGTGTTATTGCACTTAGATGGTTCGAAATTGATCCAGAAACCCTCTGCCAGTTCACGGGAATTTGTGACAAGAATGGGAATAGGATATGGGAAAATGATATCCTGATGGCACACTTGGACGAATCCTACCCAGAGGATGTGACATATGAAACTGTTGAATGGGGCGTTGCAGGATGGGTAGGACACGAAGCTAATAGCATAGACAGACAGTATCTTGATGAGTTTGATACAAAATATTATGAGGTGGTTGGCAACACCTTTGACAACCCAGAATTATTACAGGAGGAACACAAATGAGCAGTGCAAGTACAATATTCGGAACAAAAGCGTATGTATGCGCAAGATACTTTCTTAGACCGGGCAAGTGCTTCAAATATATTGACCAGTGCGGCGAGGATGCCACAGAACGCGTCTATGAGGTCATGGCATTATATCCGTACCGCGTCCTGCTAAGAGATACTAGAAACGGGGTCAGGACTTGTCCGGGGTATAATACGTTGAGTCTGATGTTGAGAGGAAGTGAAGCGTATGAGTAAATTAGTATTACTAATAAACGAACCAAGAATATGCGCCGGCTGTCAGTTTTGTGAAAGTGAATACACCGGTGAAGGCATAAATAAAAAGTATGCCACATCGCATTGCAGGCTGAATGGGCGCGAAATCAAAGAGCTTAAAGAGAGACCAGGATGGTGTCTACTGCGCCTGTTGAATCCATTGCCAGAGAAGTTGGGTTGCTTTCACTTTGCAAGAATTGGAGAGTCACCAAGTTATGATATCGGTTGGAATGATTGCCTTGATGCGATTAAAGGAGGAACAAATGAACGAAAATAAAAAGTCAGTTGAATATCCATATATGAATGGATACTGTGAAAAGTGCGAGAATCATTATCTTTTGGACGGAGATGAATCAAGGTGTAATGTTATTACTCTTTTGGGGAGTTCTGCTATGTGCGCTCAAGTTACAAGCTGTGTGAAATATAAAGAACGCAAACAAGAAGGAGGAATCAAATGAGTAAATCAGTATTAGTGATTGATACACCAGGGAAATGCGATTCGTGCATGTATATTGGTACATTCCATTCTTTCTGCAAAATAAATTGCAAAGATATTAAGGACGTAAGTACTAAGCCAGATTGGTGTCCGCTTATGGACTTGCCAGAGAAAGACGATGGAGATTATCCATCCAATACATTTGATGCTGGCTTTGTAGAGGGCTGGAACCAGTGTATTGATGAAATTACAGGAGGCGAATGATGCATAGCAATGAATATAAACGAAACTGTGAAAAAGTGTAATGTTTGTGGCAAATGGGAAACCACAGCGTATGAACCGGATTATCCGATACTTAATGATAGCTGTTTTAGATATCCAAAAGAAATTTTTGTTTGCGAAGAATGTGCGAAAAAGCGCGAAGAAAAGAATATATTTTTGTGAGGTGAAGTAGATGGAGAGATTAACACTTGACGATATGATAAAAGCACTTAGATGTGTTGCCAGCCAGGATACAGAAGGCGATTGCTATGCAGACCACGAAAACTTCATGCATATGCAGGACGATGAACATAAACGCATTGTCTGTGGAACTGGCGAGGATTTAAGAGATCCTATCAGCGACAAGGAAGCGGTTGGATGCCCGTATTATCAAGATACTTATGAATGTTGTTTTGAAAATGGAGGATTGTATTGGTTGAAAGATGTTGCAGAGCTGCTAGAAGAACTGAAATCTTATAAAGACTTAGAAGAACAGGGTTTGCTTGTGAAATTGCCAGATGATTTATTTAAAAAAGTATATCGAATAACTTATGAATATACGGAATGTAGTAAATTTGGAGAAACAGTTATTGATTGTGAGAATTATAATTGTAACTGCGATTGTGATTCTGAAAAGAAATTTTATATCGTAGAAAACAATCTGCAATTTATGCTATTTTGCAATTATTATAATGAACTTGACAAAACCGTATTCCTCACCCGTGAAGAAGCTGTGAATAAGTTGGAGGAGATGAAGAATGACAAGGCCTGAGATTACGGCAGAATTATCAGCCATGATTGAAAAGAAAATCAATCCGAACAACGATCCTCGTATCTACTGGGCAAAAGAGGTGACGTTTGATTATTCTACAAACCATGCAGTTAGAGTGGACTATATGAAATTTGTTCCAGTGAACAATAGTGTTTCCGGGATAGAAAAAGGTGATTGCTATTGCTATGAAATCAAGTCATCTATTGAAGATTTCAAATCTGGCCATGGATTGAATTTCATTGGAGATTACAATTATTTGGTTATGCCAGGGGAATTAGCTGCAACAGTATCTTTGAAAATCCCGTATCATGTAGGAATATATGTCCCAGAAGGAAACGAACTTATATGTGCCAAGAAAGCCAAACGAGCCAACAGAACGAGACCTGTATCTGAAATACTTCTGATGATGTTTCGGTCTGCAAACAGAGATTACAGGAAAACGGTAAAGAAACTGGAGGAGATGAAGAATGGCTGAATATGTCAAAAAATCAGATGTAATAAAAATCATGGAGGATAATTCTTACATTATGGAAGTGTTTGGTGTTAAAAAGAAAATGATTGATGGGTTTGCGATGTGTTGCGATTTTGCAGACTTAAAAATTGTTGAGATTGATGATGAAGAGGAGAACTAACATGCAGCAGAGAAGAAATTGGATGTGATGAAAAATGAATAAAAATGTTGCGCTAGCCAAGATGGAATATGTAGAAACTATATCTTATTCGGTACTAAATGCGATGGATATAAAGAAAAATGCACACTGAGGCCATGTTATAAAAACCTCGAAAAGATGGCAAAAGGTTATCAACATAATTTGAGAAAAATGTTTGGAGTGGAGGATTAATATGAAACCAGAAGAAGCATTAAAAGAATTAAGCTATGATAGCACGGCTTATGGTGGTAAATGTACGCATGAAGTTAGAATGGTTGCAGTTAAGGCATTAAAAAAGCAGATTCCAATGAAAGTTTTGTACGAAGATGTTGGATATGACTTTCATCGTGATGTAAACCTGTACGCCTGCATATGCCCGTCATGCGGACTGCATATTATTGAGTTTTCGGATATTGATGTAGATTCTGGGTGTAACAGCGATAGTCCAGAAGATATGTTTCGTTCTAGCATGGTGCATCATGCGTATGTTGGCATGAATAATTATTGTAACAGGTGTGGACAGAAATTAGATTGGAGTGAGGAAAAATGATAGAAATAATATACAAACTGATAATATGCCACTTGATCGGAGATTATGTTCTTCAAAACGATTTTATCGCAAAAACTAAAGGAGAAAACTGGTATCACTTACTGGTTCATTGCCTTCTTTATTCAGTTCCTTTTTACATAGTGTTCGGGTGCTCATGGAAACTTGCTTTTGTAATGGCTATGCATATAGTAATTGACCCTTTAAAGGCACGATACAACAAGATAAGTTACATGGCAGACCAAATTATACATTATGTGACACTTTTAGTTTATTTATTCTAAAAAAGGCAGGAATTATGGCAGATAAAACATGCAAAACTTGTATTGAAAACGACAACGGACTGTGTGACCGCAAAGGTATCCTGATAGAGGAAGATGATACCTGTGAAAATCACACAAAAAATTGGATGGACTCTTAATGGAGAAATTCATCCGAAAATCAATGCGGTAAGGGTGGAAATGTCCTTACCAGACGGGAAGGTGGCTAAATGACAAAGGTGAGTTGGATTCGATTAGAAATTGATATGTTTGACAACAAAAAAATCCGGCATATCAGAAAACTTCCAGAGGGGAACAACATCGTTCTGATCTGGATGATGCTCCTGACGATGGCAGGGCGTTGTAATTCAAACGGGATTATTTTTCTGATAGAGAATATTCCATATACAAATAAAATGCTAGCTGACGAGCTGGACTTTGATGAAAGTGTGATTGAACTTGCGCTTACAATTCTTGAAAAGTTCGGCATGATAACCAGAGATGGAACATTACTTTCAATTCCCGGATGGGAAGAACATCAGAACATTGACGGGCTTGAAAAAATCAGAGAGCAGACCAGAAAACGGGTCGCAGAGCATAGAAAACGCCAGAAAGAATTATCAGAGGAAGAACGTATGCCGGAGATTCCAGAGCAGATTTCTTGCGAAAAAGATTTAGTCAAGCCCGGTGACGTGCAGAAAGTGGTTGATGAATGGAATAAGCTTCAGCAGTTCGGCATTCAACCAATCGCAAGAATGACATCAAGGCGAACTCAAATGTTGAAAGCGAGAATCCGAGAATACGGTATGAACAAGGTAATGGAAGCACTGAAAAATGTACAAAGCAGTGACTTCCTTATGGGAAAGAAAACTGATTTTATGATAAATTTTGAATGGTTTGTGAAACCAAACAACTTCTTAAAGATACTCGAAAACAAATACCACAACAGGGAGGATATGCGAAATGGAACTGGCGCAGCTCAAAGAAATGTCGAACCACTCGTCCCGCTTGGAGAATGGGACGGAGGAGAATCAGACACCCCGTTCGCTTGAATGCCCTGAATGCGGGGACAGCGGGTGGAGATGGGTAAGAGATGCAAGTGGTATTCCCTATTGCGAGGAATGCCATTGCGGAATCAGAAAAAGAATAATTCTTGAAAATCAATTGAAATTTGCAGAGCTTCCAAACGTGTTTAAAGGCTCAAATTTCAACGATTTGAAGTCAAGTGTATATTTGAACGCTGAGAGTCGAAAAGTATTTTCTCAGGCGGCTCAGGCGGTAAATTACTGGTTTAAAAGCCTTCCTGATATGCAGAAGAAAGGAATAGGTTTGTATCTTTTCTCAAATGCAAAAGGTTCTGGCAAAACCAAAACAGTATGCAGCTTGGCGAATGAAATCATGAAGAAATACCAAAAGCCAGTCAAGTTCACCACATCCCTAAGAATCCTCGATGAGATCAAGAATACATGGGGAGACAAAGGGAATACGGAAGGAAAGTTGATAGAGGATTTGTCCAGAACAGAAATCCTTATCATTGATGACTTCGGCGCTGATTCTGGTAAGGAGTGGATTAACGAAAGATTCTATAGCATTATCAACGGGCGGTATGTTGATAGGAAAATCACTATATTTACAAGCAACTGTCAGATTTCAGAACTGAAATATGACGAGAGGATCACAAACAGGATTCTGGAACGGTCACTTGAAATCCCGTTTCCGGAGGAATCCGTCCGGGCACATATGGCAAAGCATATCAGAATGGAAATGGTACAGGGGATGCGAAAATGAGAACAATAAGCGAAATGTACAGGCGTTCCGGCGGAACTGCATATCAGCACAATTGTTCTGAGTGCAGATTTTATAGAGATGGAAAGAGAGAAAAATGTCTGATGTACGGCGGTGATCGGGACTGGCATGGAAATTTCATTGCTTGTAAATTCTTCAATCTTGAAGATGATATGCCGGAAGGACAGATGAATATTTTTGATTATGTGTGAAAGAAAGGAGGAACGAGGAACCGCTGGCCAGCGAAAGGATATCCCGGTTCCTCCTTATTTTTTATGAATAATGACGACTTGAAATATGCAATTGAGAATGGTATCATCAATTTGTCTCACATACAAGAGCAAATTGAAATGAATAAAAGGGAAGAAATTTTAAAAGAATACAGGGACAGCATATGGAAGGCATCTGACGGATATTGGAAAATCCGTATGACTTATGACGAAACCGGACAGAGAAAGATGTTTAAACGAAAGTCCAAGAAAGACTTAGAAGACCTAATTGTAAAGACTCACCGGGAAAAGATTGAGAATCCAAAGATCAAAACCATATTTGAGGAATGGGCGCAGCGCAAATTTGACTTGAAAAAAATATCTGTGCAGACTTACCAAAGATATCATCAGGATTTTGTTCGTTTTTTTGGGACACTTGGTGAGCAGAAGATCAGGAACCTTGAACCGGGCGATATCAGCAATTTCTTGGAAGAACAGATCAGCAAACACAATCTGACCGCTAAAGCCTTTTGTAACCTCAAAACAATTACCAGAGGTACCCTGAAGTGGGCGAAGCGTAACAAACTGATTGACTGGAATGTGCAGGAATTATTCTATGACTTGGATGTCACAGATAAATCTTTCAAAAAAATCATCAAAGAAGACTCTAAGGAAGTTTTTAATGATGCAGAGATGAGAAGAATCATAGAATATCTGAAAGAAAACCAGGATATGGTAAATCTTGGAATATTGCTTATGTTTGTAACCGGCCTGAGAGTTGGTGAGTTAAGCGCTTTGAAGTGGGAGGACTGGGATTCAAACACCGGAATAGTCAGAATCCGAAGAACCGAAGTCAGACATTATGAAAACCACAAAGGAATTTTCGAAGTCAAAGATTTTCCAAAGACGGAAGCTGGAATAAGAAATGTAGTAATTCCACAGGGGTGTGCATGGATTATTCAAAAGCTCAGGAATATGTCCGTATTTTGCGAATATATATTCTTTACGGACGGGCACAGGATAAACACCTACTCATTCAGAAACCGGCTCCGGACAGTATGCAAGAACACTGGATGCATCCAAAAATCACCGCACAAAATACGAAAAACCTATTGTACAATCCTCTTAGACCACAGCGTAGATAACCAGATGGTAATATCACAAATGGGTCACGCCAACATCTCATGCTCAGAAACTTATTATCACCGAGACCGAAAGAATCTTCAAAAAAAGCAAAAAATCATGGACAGCATAGATGAGTTTATGGTAGTATCGAGATAGCTTTTGGTCATTTTTTTAAAGAGGGAACAGCTAGGGAACAAAAAGGAACACCCTGGAAAAGTTGGAAATGTTGATTTTATGGGAAAGATAGCAGTTTAAAGATACGTTCGATTCCCGTACTGGCTGCTAACGAAAACCTTGAAAAATCAAGGTTTTTTGTGCTTTTTAGGGGTATGTAAAATAGCCGAGGGAACAGGCTAGGGAACAGAACAAACATTCGAATTAAAACCATAGGAGGAAAGCTTGTGTGTGAGACACAGGTAAAACCATCGTAGACGGCAGAAATGCGGTCTTTTTTTGTTGCCTAAATTATGTTAATATGGTTGTATGGAGGTGGGCGTTATGACGCAGATACATACCGCATATGATGTGATGAAAGAATATCTGATAACCGGTGCAGAACTTGACGGTCAGTTTCAGATACCAATGCTCCCAAAAGTGGATTTCTCACCGGGCAAGTCGATTGACTTTGCGTCTTCAAAATCCAGATCACTAAAAGGCCATAAGGACCTGACGGTGAATTTCTACATTGACGACAAAAGTTTTCTGCAGGTATGGAATCAGCCGGACCAGTACATTGAGCACTTAAAATGTTTCAATTCAGTTTGCAGCCCAGATTTCACAATTGCTTCCGGGATGCCAAGTGCGTTGAACATCTACAACCTGTACAGAAACCATGCCTTAGGATATTATTGGGCGGTTATGGGCGTTAAAATTATCCCGTCCGTAAATATTATTAGTCCCAAGGAAATGCCCTGGATATTCGACGGAACGCCACATAGGAGCACTGTATCATGTTGCACTAATGGCAGAGTGCGGTCAAAGTCTGCCAGGATAGAGTTTTGTGAGAACTTTAAAGAAATGTTGGATGTAATAGAACCGACAAAGGTTGTGATCGTAGGTATCGTACCGGATGAGCTTAATGTGGATGTGCCAATTATAAACCTCAATTCACGGAGTCAGAACATGAAGGAGATGTTCAGAAAGGAGTAGGCATGGGAACTATTAGCAGAGAATCAGCAAAACGCAGGAGTAAGGAAACGAGCCGGCAGAAAAGACGTAGGAATAAGATTTCTGATATCACGAGAAGAAAGAATACGACTGGAAAAGACGAATTGAATGTGATGAAATAAAAATTTACATCACGCCAAGGTACGTTATAGGAATTTATATACAAAATGCACAAAATAAAAAAGTCGCAGGTCTGAATTAGTTTCAGATTTCTGCGATTTTTTTCAGATTTTCCCAGTTCAAACCGTCCCGGTTTTGATGCTGCCTCTAATTTGTCGTACATTTCCTTGGTGTTATCTGCCCCGTCCCGGGACCATCCCGGAAACCTCCAGCCGATCAGGAACAGACCGCCACCGGGAAGCCTATGAAGCCCCGCCGCCCGGCATGATCTGGCAAAACCAGAGTCAAACAGCACAGCTCGCCGGGGATAACCCGGGAACGGACCGGGAACAGCTGCGGAAGTACCGAACCAGCACCAGACACCACCAGAATTAAAACCAATTCTGATATAACGTTTTAAAATACGTTTAAAAGCGTTTTTATGCAATCGTGGTAAAATATACGAAAAACGAATAAAACACGCTTAAAAAGCCAAATACGGCGTTATATAATCATTTAAGGCACAACCGCCCAAGTGAAAATGCCTAAAAGCGTACAGAAATAAGACCGCCGGAGCGATCACAAGCAAAGCCCACCTAGCTTCGCACGATCTGGAAAAGAAAGACCGAACCGGGTGAAGCGTCCGCGCAACTATACAGGGTAATAATAACCCCGTTGCGCTCTGTCGTCAATCCCTGTTAGCAACTCGATATTTGAATATTTAAG